GAGGTAGAAAAGTAAAGATATCTATGTCTACGATGAACAAGGCAAAGAAAAGGTCTCACAAAAGATATCGAGGGCAAGGCAGATAATGAGTTTTAATCCATTTAAAAAGTTATACAAGAGAGCACTTGATACAACTTTTACTAAACAAGAACTGGAAGGTTCTACAAGGATTTTCAAATCTGCAACACCAAAGTATACCTTTGATTGGTATATTAAGTGGATTGCATCTGTATTTGTATTAGGTGCAATGGCAATAAGAGGTGTTCCAGAGTTTCAGATGTGGGACTTAATGCTTTCTACTATTGGAGTGACTCTTTGGTTATGGGTTGCAGTCATATGGAAAGACAGGGCATTGATTCTTTTGAATGGTGTTGGTCTTTTGTTTTTAATAAGGAATCTTGCAATAGCATTGGTTCAATAATAATGGAAAAGTGTCATACTTTGTCATACTGGAGTCAATAATATGGAATGGGAAATAATAGTCAATAATCTATTTGCCCTTGGTATTACTATCTTTATGGGTTTTTTTGCATGGGAAACAACTAAAATGGTTTCTGAGTCAAAGAAAAAAGATAGGTCAAAAAAGTAAATTGTATAAGTAATTAACATGGGAAAGAGAAATCAAAAATCTCTTGATGAAATCTATTATGGTGTAGAACCTCATAAAGAGGATACTAGAGACAAATCGAAATGTTTAAATTGGTATAACTACATGAGTGATAATAAATCATGTGGTGAATGGTTATCAGAATGGATGTCTCAAAGAGGATATGAAAAACAACACATTACTGGGATAAAGAAACTATCATATGTTCCTAGGACTGCTGCAGCACTTGCAAGGATGCAAATTAGAGGTGTGCCTTGTGTTTATGAAGATAATCTCCTAGACCCCAAGACAACAGATTTCATAAAAGAACATGTCAGTAAATGTATCCATGATATCAATTCTGCAAAGTCAATCAAAGAAGACTTCTATAAAACAAAGAAGAGTAAACCAAAGGTATCAATCCAAGAAAGAATTCAAAACAAGGCAGATGAATATGCTGGTGAGATTGAATATCAATTAGATTGTTATCTAGATGACCCTAAAAACAAATTTGATGTGTTTAAATATCTAACAGAAGAAAAAGTATCAGCTCCAGTTGCAGTTAAGGTTGGAGATAACTTTCATTATCTTGAAAGAGAATTAGAAGAAACATTAGAAGGTAAGTGTGACCAATTAAAAGAAGCATATTCATTCTTATCTAAGAAAGGATTAAAAGAGTATTACAAATATGTTCTTAGTATTAGAAGTGAATGTGACAAGTATGCAGAAGGTCAGAAAAAACACAGAAAGAAAAGAAGGAAGAAAGTTTATAGTTCAACTGAACAAATAAAGAATCTAAACTACAAGATAACAGATACAGAGTATCACATTACATCACTTAACCCAGAGAATATCGTGGGTGCAATGCAACTATGGACATTCAATACCAAGACCAAGGAAGTCACAAAGTTTGTTGCAGAGGATAGAATGGGTCTTGCAGTGAAAGGAACAACGATTCAAAAGTTTAACAATCTTAGTGCTATGAAGAAAATAGGAAATAAAACAGAATTTTTCCTTGACAGAATCCAAGATGGTGGTAAAATAGTATTAAGTAAAGTATTAGATGAAATAAACACAAAGTCATCTAAACCTACAGGAAGAATTAACGAACACACTATATTATTGAGAACTGAATGATTTTAATTGACCTAACGCAGGTTCTAATTGCGTCACTAATGGCACAGACCAGAGGTGGAACAGAACCAATAGATGAACCTCTAGTAAGACACATTGCACTGAAATCCCTTGCAATGTATCGTAAAAGATACCATAGAACATTTGGAGAGTTAGTCCTTGCAGATGACTCTCATGGTGTATGGAGAAAAGATGTATTCCCACCTTACAAAGCAAATCGTAAGAAAGGAAGAGACAACGATACCAAAGATTGGGGTCTAATATTTGATTGCATAACTACAATCAGACAAGAATTAAAAGACAATTTCCCTTATAAATACCTAATGATTGATAGATGTGAAGCAGATGACATCATCGGAGTACTTTGTGAAAAGTATGGTGATACTGAGAACATCATGATTGTTAGTGGTGATAAGGATTTTCAACAACTTCAAAGATATAGTAAAGTGAAACAATTTTCACCTATAACCAAGAAGAATATTAAACTAACTAAGGAACAAGCAGAAGCATATCTTGTTGACCACATTATAGGTGGTGATACTGGTGATGGTGTTCCTAATGTACTATCTCAAGATGATTGTTTTGTTGAGGGTATAAGACAAAGACCTCTTTCCAAGAAGAAAAGAGAGATTATCAAAGACCCATTAGTTGCAAATGATGATGAGGTAGATAGAAACTTACAAAGGAATAGGAGTCTTATTGACTTGACCTATATACCTAATGAGTATAAAAAACAAATTCTTCATGAATTTGATAATGTAGAAGTTGCATCCAGAGCTGGATTACTAACTTACTTTATCAATAACAGATTGATGGATTTAGAAGAAAGTATTGGAGACTTTTAATTATGGCAGAGAAAAGAGGAAGAGGAAGACCTAAAGGGTCACTCAATAAAAAAACTCTAGAGACATTAGACGCAAGTTCTAATGGAATCAAAGAAGAAGATATTGGTGTAGATGCAAATGGTTCACCAGTAGTTGAATCTCTAGGTGAAACACAGAAAGAAGTCCTTAAGGGGCCTGATATGGAAGAGGCACATAAAATTGCAGATGCAATTGTTTCTCAATCTGAAACTACAGGAACTATTGAGGTTGAAAAACCTAAATGGACACCAAGGAAACTTCCAAGAAATCCAAGTGTTGTAGAAATACTTGCACTTGCAGATGAAACCAAAGGTAAACAGGCAAAGGTTGATATTCTAAAAGAATACATTGAAAGACAAGACCTTAAGTATGCACTTAAAGCTGCATTTGATTCTAGGGTTGAGTTTACTTTACCAGAAGGATTACCAGAGAATGTAGTTGTTGGAGACCCAGACACACCAGAAGGTGCAATGGATATGGCTCCAGAAAGATTCATTCGTATCTATAAAAGAATGCAGTATTGGGTCAAAGGTGGTAATGCAAACAATACCAGTAAAGCTGCAAAACAGGAAGAGATTTTCATAAACACCTTAAGGTCTTTAGAAAAATCTGAAGCAGAATTCTTACTTGCAATTAAAGATAAGACTATGCCTTTCAAGTCAGTCACAAAAGAAATTTGTGAATTGGCAGGTTTTGACCTAACTCCAAAGTAAGTATTGATATAAATACTACTATGGAAAAAGCAATCAACAAACTAGGACTTACTGATTCTGAAAGGGCAATCAACTACACTGATAATGGTGCAGTTAAGATTGCAGAAGTCAGACATTATGACCCAGTGATGGGATTGTTAAAAATTGTTGACCCTATGAATGGTCTCACTCATGAAATGATTTATAGTTCAACATCTAAGAATTGGTTCGTGCCAGGCACAAGTATTACTTGTGACTATAATGCAGAAGAACCAGTTGTAAAACAGGTTGATGGATGGAGTGGTTCTGTTCCAACAACAGTAAAAAGATTCCCATCTAATCCTTTGGACTAGATGTACAAGATATTATGGAGATATTATGGAAAATGTAGAGCAAGTTGATTTGATACAAACTCAGATATTGGGTTTGAAAGAGATTGCGCAAATGGTTGCAGTGATTGATACCGCTGCAAGTAGAGGGACTTTTAAAGCAGAAGAGTTCTCAACTATCGGAAGATTGAGAGAAATCCTAATTGCAGAAAGTCAGACTCAAGCACAACTACGACAGGCTGCACAACAACAAGCCCAACAAGAAATGAATCTTGATGGTGGTATGACAGAAGGTGATGAAACTTCTGATGAATCAGTTGTTGATGCAAGAGAAAAACTTAAGAGAAGTAAAGGTAAGAAGTAATGGCAGATAGTTTCGATTTTGGTTTCACTGCTGTAGACCAAGATGAACTCACAACGAAGACAGGGGAAAGTGCAGCTCTCAATGAGAAGATTGCAGAAGACCTTAAGAAAGTTGCAGAGTCATCTAAGGGTGCAGTTAATTCAGAACAGATAGAAAATTTGGATGCAAAGGTTGATGTACTCAACAAATTAGTATCCAATGCACTAGATGAACTGGATGAAGCAAAAACAAATGTGGGTAGTTCTACAGATGTTGCAGTGTCCAAATTGAAATCAAATCTTGCAGATGCAGAAGAACTTATCTTACCTCTTCTTCATAAACTTATGGAGAATGAGGACAAAGAGTATATCTATTGGCCTAATAGAAAAGCAATCATTACTCAACAAATAGAAAGAGTTAAAAAGGTAACAAGAGGATAACATGGCAAACGATGCACAATCACAAACTATTCCATCTTGGGTAGAAGATAACTCTTTTGAGGTTCAAACAAAAGTAACTTATACAATCAACAGTGGTCATCCTTCACCATTATCTGCAACACAATTCAAAACATTCTGGAAAGGATTGTATGATAATGTTGTAGTTAGAGGTGGTAAGATACAAGATAACACACATATGGATGGTAAGTACTTGGTTGATAATCAACGAGGTCACAATGGAGAAGAAGACTTTTCTGGAACATTAAACATTACAGGTGAAAAGAATGTTGATGGTAATGAAATGGTAGTCTTACCAATATTTGCTGGGGACTCTGCATCAGAAACAGTCACAGCAGATTGGGGTGGTGTTTGTTGGGTAGGTAATTCTGGATTAGATGCTTACTCACATCCTTTTGTATTTAAGAATGGAAGTTCAGTAGTATCATCCACAGGTAACTTTGATACTGTAGAACATATCACTTCATGGAAACTTGCATCTGATTACAGGAAAGCAGTTTGTAATGAAGTAAATCCAGATGCAACATCATTTACTATTCAAGATAATGCAAAGAGTAGTGGTGGTGCAACAGCAAATAATACACAAGGCAATTCAGTCTCAAGAGATACTTCAAAAGTTTCACCAACAAATAAAGACCCTATCATACCAACTTTTGGTAGGGGAGAAACATATCCTATAACAATTGCAGCTGCAAATGATTTTGTAGTTTCTGGTACTGGAATGAAATACAAAATGGAATTTACAAAAGGGTCATCCAATTCAGATGTTGTATCATCTGAAAAATGGTTAGTAGCAAATGGTCTTGGAAGACTTTCCAAAGCAGATGTAGATGTTACTCATACACCTAAAGTAACTGGAAGTATGAGACTCTTCAAAGATTGTTATAATTTTACAGGTAATTCTAGAGTTGCAACAACTCTTCAAGCCATAGATAGTGGTGTATTCGGATTACCAACAGGACATCCAAACATAGAATCAAATTCATGGAAAAAAGGTGAGATTGATTACGCAGTAGAACTTAATGGTTATGCTGGTAGTCAAATCGTATCAAACAGTAATCAACTTAAGTTACAAGGTTAATGTCCGACAAAGAACACATTTTAAAACTCCAGAGAGGAGATATTGCTCTTATTGTGAATAATGATAATGGATGGTTTAATAAGATGGCAATCGCATTTGCAGATGACCATGACCATCCAGTTCAAATAGAACAAGAGTGGATATCATTATATAAAGCAGTCACACATCTATCAATGATATGTGATACCTATTTAAGAAGTCGACAGAATCTTATGCAAGAATCTGGAGAAGACATTATATCAGAACAAGAGTGGAATGCAGATATGTTAGACCCTTATGTGTTAAAAGACTATTTAACAGATATGGGTTATTCTACTCCACCAGAACTTCAAAAAGAAGTAGATGAATTTGAATCAGAGAAAGAAGAGGAAAAGAAAAGCATGGGTAATGTTATACAATTTCCTCAGAAAACACTTGATTCATGAGTACATAATTTGTTATAATATAATTGGCCACTTATAGGTCATAATAAAATGAATAAGGATATATAATGAACCAACATGGTAAAAAACCAAGTCCATACGACATGACTCCACGAGAACTTTTCTTTGCAGAGTTAGGTAGAGAGATTTCAGATTATGCAGATAATCACAAAACAACATCACTACGATTCAGTAGAAAATTATTTGAAAAAGATAGAAAAGGTAATCCAGAGGATGATGTCTGGAATCATATGTTATCTGCGTGTGATAAACTTACTCGGATTGGTACTCTATGGGGGCCACAAGATATAACATGTCTTAATGAGAAAGAAAAGGTAATTGTTCTAGCACAACTAAGGAAACGAGAAAATGCTAAAAAAAGACAAGAGAGAAGAGAACACAATCAAGGCACTTGAAAATAATGTCAAGGATTTACAAGAACAACTTGCATGGGCATACAAGAGAATTGGTGAATTACAAAACAGTCAACATGATAATCCAGTTCTTGAGAAATGGTCAGAGGTAAAAAATAATATTGAAAGTACATGAAGCAGATATGGCGTTTATAGAGTCAAGAGTACATACGATTGATAATGCATTTGATTGTGTTCCTTTCTATGAACAGTTTCTTGAGTATGAATATGTCAAGAAGATGCAATCAGTAGATAATGCTCCTTGGGAAAAACAAACTTGGGGTAAACCATTATTCTATCCAGATGAGAATATAGATGTTAGAGAAGGATGGAAACCTATATGGGATATCATAAGTCCACAGATTGAAGAAAAGATAGGAGAGATTGAGTTGTCTCTAAGACCTTGTGGAAACATGAAGGCCTATCCAGAGATTGCATATATTAATCTATTTGACCATGGAGACAATTCTTTTATCCATACTGATAGAGAAGGATACACTGCAATATGTTATATGAATCCAAATTGGAATTACAATTGGGGTGGTGAGACATTCTTTTACAAGGATGATGAGGTAATACATTGTCAATTACCTAAAGGTGGAAGTCTAGTATTCTTTAGGGGTCAAATACCTCATAGAGCTGGACTAGTTAGTTCTAATGCACCTTTCCCAAGAATGGGATTGACATATATGTTTAACAAGGTATAATAGTAGTATGAATATATTTTATTTAGATAAAGACCCACAGGCATGTGCAAAAATGCATTGTGATAAACATGTGGTTAAAATGATTATTGAGTATGCACAGTTGATGTCTACTGCACATCGTGTCTTAGATGGTGACCAGTATACAGATAGAACTGCAAATGGTAGAAGGATACAACGATGGAAACATCCTCTAGAGAACCATGAGAAACTATTATACAAGGCATCCCATGTAAACCATCCAAGTGGTAAGTGGGTAAGAGACTCACAAAACCATTACATTTGGTTATACAATATGTGGGAACAACTATGTTATGAATATACGCATCGTTATGGTAGAGTACATCTAACTGATTTGAAACTCAGAGGTATACTTGCAAATCCACCAATGCAAATACCAGTAGAACCTTTTGTTGACCCTTATCTTGCAATGCCTGATGATGTTAAACAAGAGAATGTAGTTAATGCATATCAAGACTACTACATAAAGTATAAGAAAGAAATTGCAAAGTGGACTAATCAAGAGACTCCACAATTTATGGAGGCATAATGGATACATTTTTAATGTTCTGGAATTTTCCAGTAGAACTTCTAAAGTTCTTTGTTAGTATAGGATTCTGGGGAGCTATGGTTTATATAGTATATCAGTTCCTTGTTGAATATATTTTTTGGAGATAGTAGTGGGAAGTAGAGCAAGAGTAAAGTTTAGTCATACTGGTGGTCTTAATGGAAGAAGGACTAGAGCATTAGAGAGACTACAACAGGTTAAAGAACCAAACAAAGAACAACTCAAACAGATTGAGACTCTAGAAAAAAGAATTAAGGGTGCATAATGCCAACAGATGAACAATTTGATAGAGTAGAAAAACTATTAATAGGATTATACATATTCATTCCATTAGTTTTTATACTTGAGAAGATACTATAATGCCAATATATACTTTAGAAGATAAGGAAACAGGTGAACAACACGATGTGTTGATGACTTGGGATGACTTACAAGAATATAAGAAAGGTAATCCACATCTAAAACAAGTTATTACAGGGGCTCCTGCAATTACATCTGGAGTTGGTAGTAGAACTAACCTAGGTGGAAGTGGTGGATTCAATGAAATGTTATCAAAGGTTGCAGATGCCCATCCAAGGTCAGAACTTGGTAAGAGTATAAGACGAAGAAGTGCAAAGGAAGTCAAGACAGATGCAATCGTTGATAAACATGTTAAGATGCAAACTGCACAAAAGAAAGCTGGTAAGAAACTTAACAAATAAATGTATAGAATAATAATATTACTAGTACTCTTAACAAGTTGTAGTGTTTATCAACCACTAGAAGGACTTTGTTATACAGATAAAGAGGGGACATACTTGTGTGAAGAACCTAAAGAGGATGAATGGGATATTTGTAAACAATGGATAGATGTTGACCCAGAAGTATGGACAAATTGTATGTTGCTTGCACAATGATGGAATACATTAAGACCTATCCTATAACAGATTTTGAGAATCTTCGTGAAGAGTTTCTTAAAGAGATAGAACTAAGACCAACTCAATCATTATTTGGAGATTACAATGTCAATGAACCACTCTTTTCTCCATATACAAATAGACCAGAGAATAGGAGTTCAAGGTATGTTCAACTTTTCCTAAATATGATAACTGAACCAGTAGAAAAATACATTAAATCATGGGGATGTCCTAATTGGGATGTAGTAACAGTTTGGTGTCATCAATATAACGATGGTGGTGAATACATACATCATACACACTCAAGAGCAAACATGGCGGGTGTAATTCATCTGGTACTTGATGATGAACAAGACTATACAAACATTGAAGGATATGAAGAACCTATTAAAGAAGGTGAAGTCATATTATTTCCTTCTATGCAACCTCACAAGTGTGACCCAGTTCACTCTCGTAAGATAACTATTAATTTTAACTGGGACATGCATGGTGATATGGATTATTATCATCCAGTTCAGTAGGAGAACATATGGCAAATAAAACAGTAGACATGAATGTTGTTAAAAAAGTAACAATGACAGCAGATGAATACAGAGAGTTTGTTTCTAAAGCAACTATCTTAGAAGATGGTAATTATGAAATGCTCTTTCAAGCAGAAAAACTTCATGATGACACATATAATGTGACAGTTTATGGACAACACGATTGGGATAAATTAGACTTACTTACTTCATAATGAAAACATTTGAAATTCTAGATTATGGGTTTGAATCATTACCCACAGAAAATATTGATGGTAAACGATATTATGTAACTCCAACAGGTGAGAAGTATCCTTCTGTTACATCGGTCACTGGACTTATGAGTAGAAAGGGTATCCAAGAATGGAGAAAGAGAGTTGGTGCAAAGACAGCAAACAAGATATCTACTCAAGCTGCAAGACATGGAACATCTGCCCATCAACTATTTGAAGACTATATTCGTAATGATAACTTTGAAGAGAAGTTCAAGGGTGCAATGCCCACGACTCAACAAGCATTCATCTCATTAGAAAATCAACTTAATCAGATAGGAACTGTTCATGGACTTGAGTCACCACTTTACTCTCACAAACTACAACTCGCTGGTAGGGTAGATTGTATTGCAGAGTGGAATGGTAAACTATCAGTAATCGATTTTAAGACCAGTGCAAAACCAAAAAAGGAAGAGTGGATACAGAATTATTTTATACAGGAAACTGCATATGCAAAAATGTTTGAAGAACTTACAGGGCAAAGAATAGAGTCAATTGTGACATTAATTGCAGTGAGTAATGGGACAAGTCAACTTTTCATCGAAGAACCAAGTGAAAAGTATGTTGAGAAGTTACATGAACTTCGTAGTCAGTATAAAACTGAATATGGTATTTAGAAATTAGTTGATGACAACCAGATTATTAAAAACGGCACAGCCATCGGTGCTAACATGTAGAACGAGAATTCAGTTAGTTCTCTAATGTTCTTACAGATTTCGCATCGGTGTTCATAGATATAGGTAATAGCACGACTCATTTTAGGTTCGGTCTCCTTATAAATAATAGTTAGTATAATGATAAATTACAACGAGTTATGAATAATTATCACCTATATTTATAAGGGAAAATATTTTCAATTATGGCATATTCAAAAAAAGTAGTAGATAGATTCAACGATGTGTTAGAGAACCCACAAAAACATTCTGTTGGAAGGTTTGACCCCAATGACCCTAATGTTGCAACTGGAATGGTTGGGGCTCCTGCATGTGGTGATGTAATGAAACTTGATTTAAAAATGAATGGAGACACAATAGAAGATGTCAAATTCAAAACTTATGGATGTGGTTCTGCAATTGCATCCAGTACAATGTTTGTTGAAATGCTTAAAGGCAAAACTATCGACCAAGCAAAACTTATCAAAGACAAAGAGATTGCAGATGCACTCGAATTACCACCAATCAAACTCCACTGTTCAGTCCTTGCAGAAGAAGGAATCAGAAAAGCAATCGAAAACTGGGAAGAGAAAACCAAATATAGAAGACACAACCAACGATATGGAAGTGACCAGTGCAGAGAGTTTAATGAGTATCCTATACAAAAATAAAACTTGACAGATATCAGTTCTGTAGTATACTAATATAGTAATGAAAATAAAAGTGATTATATGATTTTGACCAAGAAAAGGTTTGCAGAACAAATTGAGAATATAGTATTGACAAAGAGATTGAACTACATTGATGCAATCGTGCATTTTTGTGAAACACAACACCTTGACCCAGAATCAGTAAAGAATCTAATCACTCCACCTCTTAAACAAAAGATTGAAAGTGATGCGTTATCTTACAATCTATTAAAACCAAATGCAAAGAAAGGAAAAGGTAAATTACCAATATGAAGAAGTTTGACAATCGTAGACCACAAAGACAAAAGGAATGGGGAAGAAAACCAAAGAAACCATCTGGGCCACCACCATTTGATGTTTTGTTTAGACGATTCAAGAAGAAGTGTGAACGAGATGGAATAGTTGCAGAGGTTCGTAAGAGACAATACTATGAAAAACCTTCTGCAAAAAGACAGAAAAAGAAGAACGATTGGAAAAGACAAATCAAGATTAATAAGTGGAGAGAACAAGCTGCACTTGAACACTACAAAAGAACACATAGGAATTAGTAGGTGGATGCAAGATTTGGATATGAAAGTTACAAACTTTATCTTGGTATAAAATTACATTATAATTCAGATTATGATTTCAACAAGTACAATGGAAAAGTGTCTGCATCATTTGAGAGTTATCTCAAGAGGAACGATAAGTTCCAGTTTGCAAAACTTAGGAAACAACACAATGGACAACTTAAGGATTTCTATATTGCAAACTTCATGTACAAGGATTTTTGGGTAGGAGATTTATTCGGTGAAGAATCAAAAGAAAACTATACAGAGTGGAAGAAGTACAACCAATCTCTTCTCTACTGTTTCGAAAAAGATATCAGATATCTTAACTCACTTGAAGGAGTTCTGGACAGCTTATTTGTTAATACTGGTTCTAGTCATCCTATCATCGTTCAGTCTTTGTTATCAAAATCCATATCATTTGGAACTGGAGTATTATTGGACTCCCTCTTACAATGGAGTTCCAGCATAAAGATAACAGAACAATATGTATGGCCTGAACTTAAACAACGAATCCAGAAGACAAAAGGATTCATTGGATATAACCAAGACAAATTGAAACAGAAGGTATTAGAAGTATATGACTCTTGAGACTCTTGATTTTGAAGCACAAAGTTGGCAAGACTTAAATAAGCAAGGAATCTATATTAGTAATGTGAAGTTACCAGAAAATGGAACTGCATACATCATAGGTAATGGTCAGTCTAGGATAGGATTAGACTTAGAGTTGCTTGGTGGAGACATATGGGGTTGTAATGCACTGTTTAGAGACTACACTCCAGATTATCTTACAATAGTAGATGTAAGTATCATGGGTGAATGTTGTAAGACAAAGTATCCAAAATACAACAAATGTTATTTCTCTGGAGAATGGGATGACCCATTAGGACATGAAGAGTATAACATGATTAAAGGAACAATGGGTGTCCCAGTAAAAGAGTGGATAGACCCAAGTCATTCTAAAGTGACTATGCATGGAAAAGGTAATGGAAACATTGGTATCCTAGAAATGCAAGCAATAGGAGTAGAGAATGACTATAAGATTTCAAGTGTTGGTGGGCCAGATGATGACTACCATCTATTTGAGAATTGGTTCGCAGGTACTACTGCAGCTGCAATGGCATCTATGAACCACGACTACAGTAATGTAGTTTTTGTCGGATTTGATTCTATTTGGAATTACGATACGACTAAATATAATAACATCTATGCTGGAACTGAATGTTATGGGACAGAAGACGACCCAGAGAACAACAGACTTGTTGAGACTGGTGACCAAGGTTGGATATCCCAGACAGAACAACTAAAGATTTTAGTTGACAGATTCCAAAACATAGATTATTATATAATGAAGGATGAATTAAGTGTTGAACCTTTGGAACAATACTTAGTTTAATATAATAGTAATAAAATGCAATACAATGCAAATACGAGGATAAATATATGTCATTTCAAGACTTAAAAAAATCTAGAGGTGGATTCGACACCTTACAAGCATCATTAGAAAAGGTTTCTAGTGGTGAAACTAAATCCTACAACGATGAACGATACTGGAAAATCGACTTAGATAAGACTGGTAATGGTTATGCAGTTGTAAGATTCCTACCAGCACCTCAAAACGAGGATATGCCTTGGATTCAATACTTTGACCATGGCTTCCAAGGGCCAGGTGGATGGTACATTGAGAAGTCTCTAACGAC